GTTCGAGTTTCCGCCCAGCGTCGGGTCAGATGAGAACTCGTTGATGGTCTCTCCAAGTTGCGCGCCGATAGAGCCGAGGCGCAGCGAGGTGAGACCGGAGAGGTTGAAGGCGTTTGCGTTCAGCGTGGCTGTACCGGTGGCCTGATCGACCCGGAAGTATTCACCGACACGGAAGTTGCCGTCTTGGTCAGTCGAGACGTAGTAGACACGACCCGGAAGGTCTTCGTTGACCTCATTGCCCTGAGCGGCAGGCTGAGTCGGCGCGTTCGGGTAGTTGGTGGTAGTAACGCCACCAGTGCCGATGCTCAGGAAGTCATGACCGGTCAGACGAACTTGGCTGTAGTTGTAGCGGATCGTCAAGGCTGCGTTGTCAGGCGAGCCGGTCAGTTTCTCCTGAGCGAGGGCAATCGCCAGAACGCTCGAGGAGTTGACGTAGGTGCCGCTCACGGACTGGATGACGTAGGCCCCAGTATCGCCAGCAATCTGGATGCTCGCACCCGGAAGAGGAGCCGAAGAGAAGCCATCCGCAACGAGCAGGAAGCCCTTCTGCTGCGACACACCAGCGGGCGCGATGGTCAGCGTGTTCGTGCCGTCGCTGATGACTTCGTTGTTCTGGAACGGAGTGCCGGGCGAGGTGCTGATGTAGTAGATTTTCCCAGCGGAAGACTGGAGGTTCGTGACCGTACCGGTGGCTCCAGAGGTCTGGCCGGTGATGGTGCTGCCAGCAGCAAAACCCACAGTGATGGGATCGGTGGTGACGGTCAGTTGCTCGCCATGCAGAGAGCCAGTATGCGGCGTCTCAGAGGCAAGGAAACCAAATGAGGTAGAACCCCAAGTTCCGTAGGAGTTGTTGCCGTTCAGTGAGCGGATGATGCCGCCACCAGAAGCGGCGTAGCCGAAGTAGGCATAGTAGGTGAAAACGGAGACGACCTCAGTCCGGGCGCCATCCTTGGCCCAGATGCCGACGCCATTGTCCATGATGCAGGTATAGTTGCTGAACACGACCGACTTATAGCCGGATGCGTGGACGCTTCCGTCGATCAGCGCGCCGATTGCACCAGACCCGAAGGCGGAGCACTCGATGACATAGGGCGACTTCGTCGTGATCGGCGACGCCGGGTTCAGGGCAACATAGATGCCCTTGGCTGTGGACGTCGTGATGTCTCCGGGGGTAGAACCCGGAACCCATCCAGTCATTCCACTGAACGACATCTTGTGAAGAAGCGATGCGTTCGAGAGGCGCCACATCGTGGCTTCGTTGTTCGGTGTTATTCCATCAGCCGCCAAGCCAGCGGCGGGCGTGACGAAGGTATTCCGCAGGCTGTCTCCAATGATCGACACACCGGGCGGAACAACGATGGGAAGCAGCGCCTCCTGATAGGTGCCGTTCTTGACGTAGATAACGGCAGACTGACCAGCCGGAACTGCCGCAACAGCGTTCTGGATGTTGGCGAAGGCAAAGCCAATCGTCTTGCCGGTGTTCGCGTTGTTGCCAGTCGGGGTGACGTAGAAGACGTTCGTGGATGCCGTGGTGGGAGACCAGATGACCGATGTACCAGCCGCGTCTACCGTCAGAGCAGAGCCTGCATCCCCGATTCCATAGGACGGGATGACTGCGTCACCTGCCATGAACTGCCACTTGCCAGCCGCGAGGTCCGTGGAGAAGGTTCCAGAGGTGTGATCGACCAAGCAGATGTAGGACGAACCAGCGTTCCTGACGATGTCATTGACGAGATAGACATACGCGGTGACCCAAGCGCCAGCCCAGCGCACGCCACTGTTGAAAATCTGCCACTTACCAGCGGCCAGATCGGTGGCAAAGGTTCCAGACGTGTGCCCGACCTGACATGTGTAGGCGTTGGCGCCGTACTGAACGATGTCGTTCAGATAGTAGACTGTGGCCGTTGCCCAAGCATTGCGGTTCTGGAACGCGGAGACGAACAGGGACCAGTAGGTCGCATTTGTCGGAAGGTTGCCGGTGGTGTTAGCAATGCAGAGGTACAGGTTCGCGCCGTACGAGACGATATCGTTGGGCTGATACGCAGTCGCGTTGTTGTACGCACCCTCGGGCGAGACGCCGGTGACGAACTGATCCCAGTAGGTGGCGTTGGTGGGGTCATTGCCGACTGTGGTCTGCTTGGCGATGAATGTGCTTCCACCGTACTTGACAACGTCATTCGCCTGATAGGTCGTGCCAGCGCTATAGTTGCCTTCCCACTGGATGCCCTCAACGAACTGAGACCAGTCTGCCGGGAAGAGGTCGGGCTGTTTGTTGAGGTTGTCGGTCAGGGCAATGTAGACAGTCGAACCATAGGCCACGGCATCGCCAATGCGATACTGCGTGGCAGCGCTCCACGTCCCAAGGAAGTTCAGGCCCTCAACCATCAGCGCCCAGTAGGTGGCGTTTGTCGGTGCGTTCCCGGTCGTTTTTACGACGTTGATGTAGACATAGGCGTTACCGCCGTACTTCACCACGTCGTTGAGTTCATACTCAGTCGCGGCGCTGTAGTTGCCAGCCCAGTAGAACCGCAGTTTGCCGAGATCAATGACAGTAGTCATACGAACACCATCTCCAGATGACCCTTATTGCCCCACCGGAACTGATAAGTGTCAGTTGACCAAACCCAGTTCACATACTCGTTCGGGCCAGTGATGTAGCCCGTCTGAGGCAGGCTGACCGTAGACCCATCGTTGATGACGTCCACATTGAGATCGCCCGTCGCTTGGATCAGTTTGAAACCGTAGAAGGTTTTGTCGGCCAGATCGGTGCCGGTATGAAACCCCGCCATCAGTCGACTCCTTCCAGAACGGACACAACGCAGTCGAAGGACGAGTTCACGGCAGAGATGACGCGAAGCCGTTCATTCGCCTCCATGACCAACTTCTTACCACTAACGAAGTCGTTCGTCATCCCTCCATTGATGCGAAGGGCACCAATCAGGCGCACAGACGTCGTGTCAGCCTTGATGAGGTTGATGGTGACGGGTAGCTCAGAACCCGTGATGTTCGACAGGTTGAGCCCGATCACGATGGACTTTGTAGCGGCAGGCACGGTGTAGACGTCAGAACCGCCGGTGCCGATGTTCTTGGTCGTGTAGTTCTTGAAGGTGTTCGCCATGGATCACCCCAGAGCTATGACGAGGGCCAAGGCGATGTTCGTCGCCTGTGCCGGTGTGGTGACATCTTGGGCCGCTGCCGTCAGGTAGACAATCGAGCCGCCTCCAAGATTGAGCGGGGAGCCGCCAGTCGAACTCTCGATGACCGACCGCGTCATCGTGGGGCCGCTCGAGGAGTAGACGCCGGTCCCGATCTCCCAGTCGTTGCCCGCCTCGATTGTGTAGCGGACCTCATCGCCATTGCTGATCCCGCCACTCGCGAAGTTCTGAAAGCCAGTGACCGCCGGTCCAAGGGTGATTGTCCCCGTACCAGTCGTCGCCGTCTCGACCTTCACTCTGTTGGCGAGAACAACCACTTCTTCTCCTCACGCGATGCGGATGATCGCGTTGCTGGCATCAGCCACCGGGAAGATGATGGTGAACGTGCCGGTCGTGGAAATCTTGGCGCCGCCAAAGTCGAGCACGCAGACCGATGGGTTGGTCAGAGGACCAGCGACACCGTTCGCCGAGGGCGTGGTGTTGTAGATGAGCGCGCCATATGCGGTGATCGTCGCGGAGGTGAACGACAGGTCGGCGAAGTCGCAGAACGCTGTCGTGCCAGACGTGGCGGGGTCACCATTCGTCAGCGCGCCACCACCAGCAACATAGGTTCCCGTGTTGGGAACTTCGTTCGTCGCGGTGTAGGTAGTCGTCGCGGCTGTGAAGGAGGCGCTGTTGTCGTAGAGCGCCAACTTGAAGGTGTCTCCGCCATTGCGGAAGTCATGCACGGCAAGCAGAAGCTCCTGCTTGAAGGACGTGCACATGTAGTTCCCGGTGAACGCCATCAGATTCTCCTTAACTGCTCGGCGAGATCGGGGAACCCTGCCTCGCGGACCGTGTTGCTCACAGTGTGACGATCCTCACTGACCGCCATTGTAATGTAATACCGCACGACGTTCAACATTTGCGCTCGGAACGCGCGGGCCTGCTGCTGAACTTCCGGCGGGGCCGTATCGGAGACGCTGATGATCTTGTCGACGCACATCTCAGCGATGGTGTCCGGGGAATGTCCGCCATTGGACGACGCGAACACCTTCGCCATGGGGGAGCCAAGCATCATGACGGGCTCCCAACCTTGTAGGTTCCGTCACGGTAGTCATCGCGCTTGGACCTGATGTCGATGCCGAAGAGGTTGGACATCGCCTCGTTGTACCGAGTTGTGTACAATTGCAGGATGTCGGCGTCGCCCTTCAGGTAGGTGTAGGCCTCGATAAGGCACCCGTAGAGCAGCACCGTCTCCGCGTTCTCACCGAACCAAGACGTGCCGTCAGCGTTGAGTACGGCGTTAACAGGTACCGAGAAGAGCGAACCGCCGCCAAGCGTAACGTTGCTGGCCGCTAGCACGTCTCCAGCGACGTAGAGGGCTCCGGGATCGGAGATCGTCACGGCGGTCACGCTGCCACCAGAAACGGTGATGTTGGCGCGAGCGCCCGTCCCAGAGCCTCCTGTGAGGGGGATATCCCAGTACCGCCCGTTGACGTAGCCGCTACCACCAGCAATGGCCCCAAGGCCAGAGATGGAAGACTGCACAATCGACGGCGGGTCATAGTAGTAGTGAAGCTCAACCGTGAAGCCGTCACTGGGAGTGGGGGCGAGGATGAAGTTGCCCTGAGCAGACACAAGGCCATCCCCATCGAACTGGGCGTAGTACTTTGGCACACCGGCGGAGGACTGCTGCGGGTAGGCCTCACGGAGGAAGTTCACGTCCTTGTCGATGAGGTAGTTGTAGGAGTTGCTGGCGTCGATGACAGCAAGCGAGAAGACGGACAGGAAGTCCGTGGGGCGCTGGAGGTAGGGGTTGTTAGGTGTGAGGGTCGTCGTAGCGTTGCGGCGCAACTCAGGGATCATCACGGAACGGACGATCCGCTCCTCCGCCTGCCTGATGAAGCGGGGGATGTTCTCGACGAAGGACGTCTCGAAGCTCTCCGTGTAGTTCTTGATCGCGTCCGCAAGCTCGATGTAGT